GTACACATTAATTATATCATAAGTTGTCTTGTGGTACAATTAAAGTTATGCATAAAAAAATATTTGTATCAATTGCTGCTTATCGTGGAGATGTTTTTTCAGTAGAAGAAACTATAAATAATCTAATATCAAAAGCAAGACATCCTGAAAGATTGAGATTTGGGGTTTGCATGCAAAATGACACATACCCAGAATTGAAGTCAAAATTTCCAAATACGACTATAGACATAGTTTGTGTAGACTTAGATCAAGTGTTTGGAGTAACCAGAGCAAGAAGTATACTTAAAAGTATGTGCGTTGAAGAAGATTATTTTTTGCAAATAGATTCTCATAGTGATGCCATCAAAGACTGGGATTTTTATGTAATTAAAGATTATGAAACAGTTGTTGAAAAAACAAATAATAAAAAAGTAATCTTGTCTTCTAAACACATGATGAAATATGATGTTTATGGTAAGGAGATAACCTATCATTATTACGATGACAAAGATATTCCAGTTTGGTTTCATAACCTAAACTGGTCCAATGGCATTCCAGTTGTAGATATAGCGCCCTACTATCATACCCTAAAGTCTGATTTTGATAAAAACAAAGTAGATCATTTACTTTGTACAAACTTTTTATCAGCACATTTTGTTTTTTCTGGAAAGCATTTTATTGATCATTTTCAAATGTCTACCTATATAACATTTTTTGGAGAGGAGCCAGAGTTTTCGTTGAGACTATTTTGTGATGGATATAATATATATAATTATTATGATAGAGCAATTATTATTCATGATAACACAAGATCATTTCATCATACGCAATATCACGAAATAGTAAATATTAAAAAAGAAAAATATGTTTTAGATTACTCTAAATATAATCCATACAAAGAAGTTGAAAATTTATTTAGATATGGGAAAAACCATTTTATTGATTTAACCAATAAAGAAAGAACAGTCAAAGACTTTTTTGATTTTCATTTAATTGCTGAAAAAAGAAGAATTTGGAATTTGCCAGAAGGATTTAGCGATCCTATTGACTATAATAAATACACAGACAAGCCTGGACATGATATATATTCTGAAGAATATTTAGAGAATCAAATCAAAGAAAGACAGTAAGTTTAAGGGCGGGAAGAAAATTATCTCCCCGCCCAAAAGTTAATTACTTAACTTGATGTGGCTTTCCGCCACCGCCACCCTTTACGGGCTTCTTTTCAGTTTTCTTTACAGGAGCCTTCTTTACCTTTACGGCACTTAAAACTTCTGCAATTTCCTCAACAGCAGGCATTCTTCCAAAAGCCTTGTCATTAGGATTGATTGCTCTCAATGCCACTGGTGCGATTGCAGCCAATAGTGAGTATGCAAGCGTCTTAGGATCTGTTACGCCAGACATATAAAGAGCAAGAGCAGCACCGAGAACAGATCTTCCATATGATGCAAGCATTGCTTTCATTTGTTCATTCATTATTTCCTCCTAGGATATGAACTTGGTTATGGCATCGTAGCCTAGCCATAAACCAATTATACCAGCAACCCCAGCAAATACTGGTGGTGCAGGTACTGGTAGTTTGAATGCAGCAAATATAACTCCGCATCCAAATCCTGTTAATGTAGATAATAATATTTCCTTCATTCCGCTCTCCTATGGTTCTCTGGATGATCTAATGGTGTTGGTACTGTCACTAATGTGCCACACTTTGCACACTCTCCATCGAGATAGTATAACCCTATCTCGTAATCTACAGGATCAAACTTAACCACTACTTTAAACAAGTCCGAACTACAACTCGGACACGTGCTCGTTGGAATACCTCTAGCGTTTATCATCTTTTGGCAACAAATCTTTAAGTGAATTATAATGCTTGATAAATTTTTTAATTAACTCATAGTGCATATCTTGTTTTGCAATATTTTCAAAACTATTAAAATAATTTACATCAGATTCAAGTTCATTAATAAAAATATTAATTTTTTCTTGGGCTTCTGATATGTAAGAATAGGCAGAGTCTCTACTATCATCTAAAAAGGCTATTAGGTGATCTTTTTCAATTTGTTCTTTTTTATTATTTATTTTTTTAATTGCTTCAATGTCAAGATACGATTGAATAAGAGAAAAATTTAACTCGTTAACTTTATTTTTTAATCTAATATTTTCTATTGAAAGGAAGCCAATAGAAATAACTACTAAAATAAAAATCAATAGATCAAGCATTTCTACCCTCATGTGTTACCCAATAGTATTTGCATCCAGAGCAGCATGGCTGATTGTATAAACTATGTTTTGCATAACCAAAACGTGCATAATATAGTGGATCCTTGTCAAATAAATTAGCACGGTGAGTTGTAACTACACGCATAAGTTTTGTACTATCATTCCAAAATTGAGGAACATTATTTCCCCATTCGTTCCAGCATTGATCCTTAAGTCGGTTAAGGTTAGCCTCGTTGTTTTCTGTACGAATACCACGCTTACGTGCTTCAAAGATCATTGCTTGTACATATTGCCATAAACCTCGCTCATAACCTTTCCACATTAGAACGGCAGGATGATTGCGCCATCCACCTGTTGGAGACTTGCCAGATAGCACATTAAGAATTTGATAGCACTCAAGTATTTGCTTATTAAGTCGTTTGCTATCTAAAAATCTTGCAGAAGACATTGGGTTTGGGGATGGTAGAAATGTTTGCATTACTCTTTACCGCCTTCACGAACTAAAAGGACAATTGCTCCATTATCCTCAAGAGCCTTTTTGACTCTCACCATATATTCTACAGCACGACGCTTATCTTCGTCAAGTAGGGACATAAAAGATTTTTCTGAGGCACGAACAGTAATAAAACTATCATTATCGACTAACTCTAACTGAAACCCTTTAGGTGCAAAATGATCAAGAGATCTAAAAGCCCTACGCATAGCATCTGTATACATTATTTTCTACCCCACTGTATCCTGTCCCAAATTCTTTCATGCCAATAATAAACTCCTATTTTTAGCACGGTTTCCCATAATGCAATTGCAGTAGCCAAAACAGCCTCACCAGTAATTATATACACAACTATAAAAGAAGTCAAGGTACCAAAAACTCTGTAACTCCAAGCCTTTGCAAAAGATCTACTCTTCGTTACTCTCATCTATCTTTTCCCCAAAGTATATTCTTTCGTCTGCATCATTTATTGCCTTACCAGCATTTTCTATAATACTAAATGCCCATTTGCTTACGCTTTTCAGTAGCGCTAATAGCATGAATATCTGCCCCCAAATCTACTTGTTCAATCTTATAACCAACATCACGACCATAAACAATATTAGTAATGTTTGGTAGTCGTAAGACTAATGTATCTTTAAATGGATTATCTTGTTTGATATATGTTGCGACTTCATTATACTTTAGTGGATCTTTCTCTGATGTCTTGTATGTGTTGCGAACACCAACCAATACCTGCTTAGTTCTTTTGTGAGCCTCTTTTTTAAGAGCCTGATGACCCTCATGCCAAGGCTGGTATCTACCTAACTGTAAAGTGGTTGGGGCAGACCAATCAAACAATCCACCTACCTGTATGACTGTGTTTACCTCTTCTTCTAGGGTGTATCCATCCAAAATTCTAATATCAAATCTTTCTGGATCTTGCCACATTTTGTTTGTATCTTCGAATCTGCCTTGCTTAATCCTGTCTACCCAAATAACAACATCTGCTGGGCCAAAGGCTTCTCTTGTTTCTGTGGTAGGACAAACAAAATCAACAATGACAGGAGCAACGCCCTGGCTTCCAATTAGTCTCGCCATCTCTCCCATGCGCCGAGCCTGCTCAACCCTATCTTCTGAGGTAAACCCAAGATCAGAATTAACTGTAGACCTCACCTCATCGGCATTAAGGTGAATTGCATTTATTCTTTCCCTAAGTGCTACCGCTAATGCAGTCTTACCAGATCCAGGTAAACCGATTATCTGAATTATCATTCTATTTCCTCCTCAATTTCTTCAAGCGATCTAATATCATGATCTTTGCATACTGGTTTTATTGCATATCCATCAGCAATTATTGTTAATGCAAAACCATCGCAGTAATAGCATTTTGATAAAATATCTTTATTTTTTTTTCTTAAAAATTCTAAATACTCTTTATTATTCATCTTTTCCCATTGTTAGGTTTTGCCATATATCTGCCCAATCTTGTGCGGTTTTATGATTATTAAACTCTTTAGATATTGTTCCACTTTCTAAATAAATCCCGCCCCAAACTCCCCACTCTTTTGTGGAAACACCAACAGCAAAACAAGTTTTTACAACAGGACATTTCATGCATAACTTATCAACCGCTAATCTCAGTGGCTCTTCTTCTTCATATTTATCAAAAAATATGTTAGTGTCATAATCTATGCAGGCTGCACTATCTTTCCATTTAAGTTTGTGCATTTATTAAACTTTCTGGTATATCCCAGCCATTACGTGTAGGCTTAAATCTTTTTACCATATACCATCTACCATTAATATATTGTCCATACTTCGACGTCCTGGCCTTTTCAGACTTATATCTATTTATAACATCCCACCCATCCCATGAAAGTGATTTGCTATTTTTTACAATTTGTTCCATTTGTTCTAGTGATTGTATATTCATATATTCCCTTAGTATCTAAATACTCCTACTTCGACATTATTAAGTTCTGCTTCACGAACAAGGCGTGACACTGGCTCGTTTTCTTTGGATAAAAATATAAAATAATCCACGTCTTTCATATTTTCTTCTATCCAAGATGGAGCGACCTTGTACATCTTTATTTTTTTATTTCTAGACTTCATCCCACGTTCTGATATATTTACAAATTCCATAACCATTTTATTTA